GGCGATGCTTCTGCAAAAGCACTCGGCGGCCTGCGTTTTAAAGCAGCGCAAGATGCACAAAAGGCAGCACAACAAGCAGCTAAGACACAAGCGGGCATTGGTCAGCTTTACGGTGGCCTTGGACAAGTGGCACAAGGTGGATTATTCGGTGACGTTGGACAGTTGTTCGACTTCGGTGAAGCACAACGACAGATTTTAGGCGCACAAAACTTAGGCACATACCAAACACCATTCTATGGATTGGGTCAGTTTGCAAGTGCTCTACGTGGCGCACCAACGTTCCAACAGTTCCAGCAACCTAACCCTATCTTAACGGGTATAGCAGGTGCGAGTGCCGTTGGTAACTTATTTGGGTAAGTTATGAATAAAATTTTAAACAGAACGATGTTTCGCAATCAAGCATCTAAAGAAGCGTTGTCAACGGCCAACGGACATAGCCATCGCAGCACAGGTATTGCAAGTGGACTAGAATACAGAGATGGGTATGCGGTCGGCGGACGTGTGGGATTAAGTCATGGCGGCCCTCCTCCTCATCCAGAAGATGTGTTGGATATTAATCCAGATTTAAATAAAATTTTTGAACGAGCACAGGAAAAAGCAGGAGTGCTTCAAATTGATACTCCAGACTTTATGTCTTTAGCTGTTGATCGAACGCCGTTAGCAAGAGACTATAGTCAGGATAAATTAGATTATTCACAATATGCAGTTGACTACGATAAATTTAAACCTACAGCGTTTGAGCCAATTGGAACTGCTGCAACAAGAACTTTAGATGAATTGTCTCAACCTGTTCCGGGAAGAACATTAGGCGAACGATCGGAAGTGGCAACATTTATAAAAAATTTAGGAGAAGAAAGTGCTGCGTTCAAAGGAACTAGACGTGAACTTGACATGTTAAAAGAAGAGCAAGATAAAAAAATAAAAGAATTATCAGACACCCAGGCTGTAGAACTTAGTCGATTGACAGATCAAAGTAAACAGCAAATGGAATTATTAAATTTAAACGAATCACAAGAGTTAAAAGCAAAAACTCTGCAAGGAATTCTTGATTCTGACATAGCTAACAAGGAAACTGTAGCTTCGTTGTATCAAACAGGTATTGACGCTTTTTTAGAAAATAAAAAAATAAAATTAGATGCATTATCGCCCGGTAGTTTAACTCAGGGGGAACAATTTTTACAAGTTGTGCAAAACCCTAACTCTACCTCTGATGAAATTTTTCAATCCATGGATGCTTTTAATATCGCTGGCGGTTATACAAAGTTTAGAGTAAATGCCATATCTGAGTTTGATGATCTATTTAAAGAACGAAGACAAGCAGTTCCGGGGGGCAGTAGAAAACAAAAAGACATTATTCCAGTTCCAGGGTCTCCGGGCTATGAGGCCTATCAAATAGAACGTGACGCTTACGTTGCAGATAGATTAAATAATCTTATTGGGTCTGACTCTGCTTATTCAGGAACGGGCATTTCTTTTGCACCTGATTTAACACTAGCTCAAGATAACATTCGTAACGAGTTTGTGCCTTCATTTGAAGGCCTTGAAATTGATAACAACATGAAACTACAGGCTGTTATTCAAGCAGCATCGGTCGCTGATGCTCAAACAAGAAGCGCTGTAATTAATGTATTTAATTTAATGGAAAGATTAAAATTACCGCAAGCTGATCCGAATCGAATGTTTAACGGACTGGATGGAAAACTGCCTACTTCACGACCAATTATTCAAGGAGACATTGATGAAATAATAGAAGCGTATAAAGCTGGGGGAATAGATTTAGAACCATATTTAGAGTTGTATAAAGAAACAAGAAGTGCTTTTGCAATGGGAGGAGCGGTTACGTCTACGACGAATGCGCCTTTAGAACTAGATTACAATCAAATGCGAAAAGCATTTTCTCCTCAACAAATTAGTAATTTTGACTTAAAAGAAATTGTTAAAAGCAAGGAAATGTCTGTTGATTTCTCAAGAATAAAAGATCGCATAGACCTTGATGAATTTAACGACAAGTATCAAACTGAAATAATTTTACCTTTGGTTTAACGTCATGGTTTTTAAAGTAAAAAACCCAGAGTTTTTTCAAAAATCTGAAGAAAATAAAGACCAAGGCGAAGATATTCTTGTTTCGCCTAACGAAGAGTTAAAACTTAAAGGTGCAATAGAAGATGAAGTAGACCCAAAAGATACTGTCAGTTTTTATGATAACGAAGACTTGCGTCTTTATGATGTTTTTAAAGACACACCGTCAATTGTTACAGATTACATAAATAAAAAAAATAAAAATCTTAGTCCATCTTTGTCTTACACTGATATAAAAGACAAGGTTTCAAAAGAAGACTTAGATAGGTTTGAATCTTTAGTTGAAAGTCAATCTCCTGCTGCCATAATACCATCCAGAGCCTCATCAGTGTTAAACATTTTGGAGCAAAAAGACAAACAAAGAAATGAAATGATATACCCGAACTTAGATGTTGATCTTCAAAACAAAGACAACACTAATTACGATTTGTTTCTTAGAAAACGACCGCTTGATACGGTTGATATGCCTTGGTATAAAAAAAGAGGTTTAAGTTTTGCGGAAGGAATGACCACAGGTGGTTTAGGATTGGTTGAACTTGCGACCATTCCGATTGATTATGCTTTTGACTCTAACTATTTGTCCGAAGTTCAAAAATTAACAGAAACAGTTGACATTAAAAGCAATTCTTTTTTAGATAAATTTTTTAGTATAGCTGGTCAGTTTGCAGTTCCGTTTGGAATAGCTAATAAACTTTTATCGGGGGTGAGAGCAGTTCGAATTTTTAAAACAGGTAAAGTTGTTAAACCAGTATTTGATAAAATAGGAGCTAATAAAATATCAATTGGCGGTAAAACCATTACCAATAATCTTTCTAAGGTAGCTTCTCGCGGAACATTTTATGGAGCACTCGCTGGAGGTACAGACTTTTTAGTTGCTACAGATACGAATGCCTCTTTTGGCGACTATCTCGGTGTTAATCTTACAAAAACAAAAGATTTAGAAGGATTGGAAGGATCGGATAGAGCAATTGCACACCTTAACAATAAATTAAAATTTGGGCTAGAAGGCACTCTTGGTTTAGCCGCAGCCACGACTGTGCTTAAACCTACAATTAAAGTTGGAGCGTTTCTTACTGGTAAAACTGCAGGAGGAATAATATCTCTAGCTTCAGGGGCCACTGGCCCTATTCGAAAAACACTCGGAACAGAAGTTGTTTTAGGCGGAAAAACATTTTCTAAGTTTGGCGGAGAAGCAATTAAAAAGGGACAGTTTGACCCTAGAGTTAAAATTAAAAAGAAATTTTCTTTAGACACGCCTTTTCAATTTAAAATTGAACCGGGTGCTAATTTTTTAAAAGTTAAAGAATCATTAAATTCTTTATTTAACGCAAATCAAATTATAGAGGGGGGCAGACGATTTGGATTTAAATCTTCTATGGACACTATTGATAATGGTTTAAATGCTTTTTCGCAGTTTCTTAGAAAAAAAGGATTTCCTGCTTTTGAAGATTGGCAAGCAATTAACAAAACAAAATATAGTAAAAAAGAAATGTTTGCTGTTTTTGCAAACAAAGCATTAAGTCTTCTTACAAGCAGTCAACTCCTTCCCAGAAGTGTATTTAACGAAAGCAGAGCTGCTATAAACAAAGCGCAGGCTTCTGTTAACAAAGCTTCGGTTGTTTTTGAAGACATAGAAAAAACGATAGACGATTTAATTAATAGAGAATCTTTTTCTAAATTAACAGGAAGCACCACAAGTTCAAAATTTAATAACATACTTGATGATTTAATGAGATATTGGAAAGGCGAGACAATGTGGCAAAGTCCTCTTCCAAAAGAAATAAGGCCGGACATCGTTAAACTAAAAAAATTAATTGAAAACTACAACTCTCTCATTGAAAATGTAAACAAATCAAATATTGATTTACCAAAATTACCTGACGGTTCAAGAGTTGCAAGAGACATAAAAGATTTTTTATCTGATAATTACGCACTGTTTAACGACGCTAAGTTTTATCCTTCAAGAGAGTCAATGAAAAAACTGCAAGCTTTTATTAGACGACAGTTACAACAAGAAGAACTAAAAAAAACATCAACAGGATTTTTTTCTAAACATAAATACAATGGCCTATTAAGTCCTGAAAAGAAAAAAGAATTAGCGCTTGAAGCGCAAAGTATTGCTAATCAAATTATAAATCGTTTTAAAGGAGATAATCAAGTTAGCGCAAAACGAGGGCTAGAGGCAGTAGCAGAAATTTTAAGCGAAGCAGGAATTGTAAAACCAAACACTATTTTTGATTCGTCCAATTTAAAACCTTTTTTTAACAAAATTTTTGGAAAAATTAATGACCCAAAAGCTGTGTATTTAGAAAATTTAGCAAAAATATCTCACGCTATTGAAACTCACAAAGCTCACGAAGCAATATTTAGAAACGGCAAAGGCAAATGGTTCTTTGACACTGCAGAAGAAATGAGAAAATCTTTTGCTGAAAGAAAAGTTTCTGTGGCAACCCCAACACGTATGGATTTATCCAGTAACGCTTTTCAATTAAACTCAATATTAAATGGAAAATTTACCACTCCTGATATTGCTCAAGGTTTTAAAAATCAAACGTTAATAACAGACAGCCTTGTTGAACTGCCTTTTTACAAATTATTTTTAGGAACAAAAGCAACAGTTGAGTTTTCAAAAACTGTTCTTAGTCAAATGACACACATGAGAAACATTGCGGGCAACACGTTCATAGCGTTGTACAACGGTCATTACGGAGGAAACGCTAGTTTGTTTGATTCTTTTAATCAAATCGCTAGAGATTTAACTGGTCGAGTCAATAAATCATCAAAAGAAATGATCGATGATTTAAACGATGAATTAAGAAGAAACGGAATTGTAAACACAAACATTCACACCAGACAATTTGAAATGTTGGTTCAAAAAACTTTAGACGGATCCATACAGGACAGCAATCAATTTTTTAGGTATCTAACGGACAATAAACTTGTAAAAGGAGCTACTAAATTATACGCGTCAGAAGACAATTTTTGGAAAATTTACGGCTACTTATACAATAAATCTGTTTTAAATAACGCACTACGTAACATGGACGACGTTCAACGGTATTCTAGAGAAGTATTTGGGGAAAATTTTGATATTTTTGCTTTTGGCAATCAACGCAAAACTTTAGATGAAGCAATTCAAGAATTATCTAAACGAGAAATAGTGGACGTTTATCCCAATTATGACATGGTGGGAAGAATATTTAAAGAACTTAGAATGCTTCCTATCGTTGGAAACTTTGTATCTTTTCCCGCAGAAATAAGCAGAAACACAGTTAAATCAACTTTATTTGATTTACGAAGAATAAAAAGTTCAAATCCTTTTATTAGAGAACAAGGTTATAAAGGTTTAATTGGTAAAGCTGCGTTAATAAGTACAGTTACAGGCGGAGCAAGAATGGCTTGGGAAATGGCAGGTATGACGGAACAACAGTATGACTATTTACGAGAATATGCGAGTCCTTGGGACTATAATTCCGAGTTAATTATGGTGGGCTCTCCAATTATTGGAGTAGATGAAGAAGGTAAACCTACATTTAACAAAGAAAAATTACACTATAGTTTTGCAAATAGTAATTACCACGTGCCGCAAGGATTTTTATTTGGCCCTATTCAAGCGTTAATTAATTCAGGATTAAACCAAGAGACTAAAGATCCCGGAGAAGTGTTTTTTGATGCTTTCATAGGAACCAGAGAAAAACCCGGAGCATTAAAAGCTTTTATTGAACCTTTTTTATCAGAGTCAATTATCGGAGAAAGATTTAATGATCTTTTCATTAGACAAGGAAAAACAAAAACAGGAAGAACTGTAGTGTCTCGTTTAGATGATCCAGAAACTCAATTTTTAAAAACATTCACTCATATTTTTGGTGCGCTTGAGCCTGGTCAAATAAACAGTTTTGAAAGAATAATAGCTTCGGGAGAAGGTAGAAGAATAAGTACCGCTCCTCTAAGTTTACAGCACGAACTTTTAAAATTGTTAACAGGTCTTGGAATAACAACAATTGATATTAAAAAAAGTTTTGATTTTAACACTGGGGAATATGGAAGAAATTTAAACGAAGCTAGAGCTGAATTTTTTAGAATTGCTGGTAAGAATCAAAAAGGCGCTATACTCGGCATTGGAGGAACGGCTGTTACAAGAAACACGCGTACTCAAGCTTTTTTTGATTATCAAATTAAAAAATACAAATTAGATTCAGAATTTGCTTACACAATGGAAGCAGGAGAAGCGTTAGGACTCGATATAGATATGCAAGAAGATTTAATGAGACCTGACGGAAGACCTAGAAGTGGTTTAACAGGTGCTCAGATTGATGCAGTGTTGGATGGATATTTTGTGCCCGCTAAAGAATTAAGTGATAATGAAGGTTCTTTTGCAGATAGATTTGCAAAAGAATACGGAGGCAACATAAATGATTATTTTAATTTTGAAGAAATGGCAAAAATATATGATTTTTTTGATAGAGACATACCACTTGGTCATCGAGCATCTGATTTAGAAAGACTTTATAATGGTGACATAACTCAATTACCTACATTAAGAAAAAACGGAGACGCCGGAGAAGACATTATGGAAGACGAAACTATTTTTAACGACAGTATTAAAGAACCAGAATTTGATTTAAAATTTGGTTCTGGTATCGGTCCTCAGTCTTCATTACAGTTTCCCATAACCCAGCCACAGGCAACTGCAGCGGCACCTCAGGTGGCACCGCCTGTGGCCACGGGGACAGCGCAAGGAGTAACACCTATAGAAACTGCCTTGCTATCTCCGACCGAACTAGCTATAAGACAAAGGAACAGAGGGACAGCATGACGGACGACGATACAAAGTACACGCTTGAGGCTCACTTAAAAGAGTGTGAGCTGCGTTATAGAATGTTCGAAGAAAAATTGGATAACTTAAACGATCATCAACAACGTATTAACAAACATACATTTGAACTGCGTCAAATGATGACGTGGTTTATGGGAGCGGCAGCATCGTTTGCAGCCATATCCGTTCTTCTCGGTGTCATTTATTTAATTAAAGAAATAATTTAAATCCAACTCTTCAGATCTTCGCCAAGTATTTCATTAGCAACATTAACTTTATTGCGCAAAGCTTTCACAATTTTTTCATCAACAGTTTTTTCACAAATCAAATCAACATAAGTAACTTTATTTGTCTGACCGATTCTGTGTGCGCGGTCTTCTGATTGTAGTCTTTTTTCAAGATCGTAGCTGTTAGAGTAGTATACTACCGTATTGGCTGCAGTAAGAGTGATTCCGTACCCTCCTGTCTGAGGGTTTCCTACGAAATAGCGTGCAGGGCCGTTTTTCTCTTGAAATAGAGCAATTTGCTTCTGGCGGACCCTTGGGTCTACTGAGCCATGATATTCAACTGTAGAGGCTTCTCCGTGCGTCTTTTTTAGAGTAGCGACTATGTTTTTTATGTCCTCAACGTAGTTTGCCCAGATTATAACTTTGCCCTCTGTTTCTTCCAACAACGACATCAATTCATCAAGTCGATTGTTTTTTAAATGTGTAATCGTGCCGTCGTCTGCCTTAAAATGGCCACAAGTTATTTGATGTAGTCGAAGCAACTGCGTCAAGACATTCATGGTCGAACAAACTTTGCCATTCAATTCTGCAAGTGCAATCGTGCGCATCATGTCGTAAGTTTTCTTTTGTTCTTTGGTCAATTCGATAATTCGTTTTTCAAATACTTTGTCAGGTAAATCTAAACAATCTTCTTTAAGTATCCGATAAGAGAAGTCGGTCACAATATCAGAGAGCTCTCCAAGATTACGATAACTCTTTGTCGGACGGACAATGCTTACCGAACGACCACCAACGTTAATTGTCTGCATATTGGCATAGCGTGCACGAAACGTATAATACGAGCTGTGACCTAACAGGTCGGGGTCTAAGAATTCACACTGTGAGTATAAATCAAGAGGACTTTTGGTAACAGGACTGCCTGTCATGATGCGTTTGTAATACGCATAACGGCTAACGGCTATGACATTCTTAGTTCGTTTAGCTGTGGGCGTCTTGATAGTAGTGCTTTCATCAATTGCCATCATTGCACGATACGCTGATAAAAACTTTTCGGCTTCTTCAAGCCCAGGTTTTGAAGAAAAGGCTTCAATGTTCATGACAAACAAAGTTAAAGAAGGATCTCGTGTATCTTGATACAGTTGACTTAATAGTTCTTCGTCTTCTTTGCTTCGAGAAGATGGGGCTACCCATTGAAACGTACGACATTGTATATGATCAGGCAAGTGTGTAGGTATCTCTTGATCTATCCAGTTCTTGTACACGCCCTTTGGCGCAACAAGTAAAGCGCCATTTATTTTACCTTCATCAAACAACATAGCGATGTTATCTAATAATATTTTAGATTTGCCAGTGCCCATTTCACAGAACAATGCAAATACTTTTTTCTTATAACTAGCTGCTAGTGCATCTAATTGGTGTTGATACGGTTTAGTCTTGAACCGGTACTTCAAATTTTGTGCCATCCCTCCGCCCAATTCTCTCTTTAATAATTATGTATTTCTTTCTTGAAATATAATATAATCATGCCATATTAATTGTCAAGAAAGTATTTATGACTGTTTACTGTATACAAGAGCCGCCCGGCACAGCCGAGGGCAACCCTAGATATAATGTGATGAAAGCATTATCTTTCGGGGATGTAAAATTTTTATTTACAGAACGTGCTCAATTGGTTTATAGTGCAGGCTCGTTAATACACAAACTAAGAAAGAAACTAGAAAGATTTAACGATGAAGATTTTTTACTACTTGTTGGTGATCCTGCCATTATTGCTGTTGCTGCTGTTGTCGCATCAGAAGCTAACAATGGAAAATTTAAATTACTTAAATGGGATCGTATTGCCGGGAAGTATTATCCTTTATCAATAGATCTTTATAACAAGGAGAAAGATAATGAATGAAGTAAACGCAATTAATTTTGAAGATGATCAACTAGAGAGAGTGAACGATTCGGGACTCCTAAGTATCGCGGATTGTTGTCAAAGATTGGTCGATCTTGAGAACGAAGCATCCACCCTCGAAGATCAATTGAAGCACATGAAAGAAGAAATGTTAAGTATCAGGAACGAAAAAATACCTGCTATCATGCAAGAAAAAAACTTGACACAACTTAAATTAAATGATGGCAGCTCCATCGAAATAAGAAATTTTTACGGAATTAGTGTACCGAAAGACCCAGATCAAAGGGCTGAAGCGTACCAATGGCTTCGTGACAATAACTTAGGTGATATAATCAAGAATGAGATATCAGCTAGGTTCGGTCGTAACGAAGACGGAAAGGCATTGGAGTTTTCCAAGTTAGCCACCGCCAATGGGTATGAGGTTCAACAAGATTTAAAAGTTGAACCCATGACTCTAAAAGCAACTCTTCGGGAACTGCACGAAAAAGGTGCAGATCTACCACCTGAAGATATCTTTAAAACGTTTGTTGGTAGACAAGCAAAAGTAACAAGGAAAAAATAACAATGAACAAAGTACAAAAAACAACGAAAAACGAGGTAGCAACTGTCGATGCAAATATGTTTATGGCAGATGCACAAACACAGAGCGGTCTTGAGAACGTTAGTTCCGCCGATGATCTGGCACTTCCATTTTTGAAAGTGTTGAGTCAACTATCTCCTCAGTGCAACAAAACAAGTAACAATTATGTCGAAGGTGCAGAACCGGGCATGATTTACAATACTGTTTCGGGCACACTATTTGATGGAGAACAAGGTATTGATATAATACCTTGCCACTATAAACGTGAGTTTATAGAGTGGGGCGAACGTGGTAAAGGCAGCGGTGCACCCGTAGCTGTCCATGATGCAGACTATGATATCAGTCAAGCACCAAGGGATGCAAACTATCAGAACAGATTACCAAGCGGTAACGTGATTGATGAAACAGCCAATCACTATGTTTTGGTCGTGAGTGAGGGTGGTTATGAGCAAGCGCTTATAACTATGAAAGCTACCCAAAGGAAAGTTTCACGTAAGTGGAACTCCATGATGCTCGGCATAAAGATGCAAGGTAAGAATGGGCCTTTTACACCCCCTTCTTACAGTCACATCTATAAGCTGAAAACCGTACCACAATCCAACTCGAAGGGAACGTGGTTTGGATGGGACATACAGAAAGTTGGTCCTGTACAAGAGAGAGGTACTTACGAGGCGGCGAAGCTGTTCTCGCAAGGTGTCAGTAAAAACACCGTGAAAGTGTCTCACGAAGAAGAAGCACAAGCAGCAACTTCTTCATCTTACTAAGACTAGGGCGGCTTCGGCCGCCCTTTTACATAAAGGGACAGAATGGACATAGAGAAATTTAAAGAGATATTTAAGGGGTTGAATATTGCCTACGGTAAATTTAAGCCCTCTGACAAAAATGAATCGGGCAAGCTTCAGGGCGACAATAAAATTATAAGACAGCCAGAGGGTTTACCAGATAAGTTATGGCAAGATCACCTTAGCGGCGCTTCAAGTTTAGGTATCATACCTATAGATGAAAACAATCAGTGTCGTTGGGGCTGTATAGATATAGATAAATACAATGGGTTTGATCATTTAAAATTAATTAAAAAGATTCGAGACAAGAAACTACCACTGGTTGTTTTTAAATCAAAAAGTGGTGGTGCACATGTCTTTATGTTTTTCACTGTCCCTGTGAAAGCGAGTCTCGTACAATCTAGGTTGAAAGAATTTGCGTCTTTTCTAGGTTGTGCGGGCTCAGAAATCTTTCCAAAGCAGGTCAAGCTGTTGTTGGACAAGGGACAAACCGGAAACTATTTAAACTTACCTTATTTTGGTGGTGATGGCAGCACACGTTGCGCACTGGATGACGAAGGTAAACCATGTAGTTTAGAATCATTCTATTCTATGCATTTGAAGTATGCTCAAAACAATGCAGATGTAGAGTATATTAAACAAAAAGATTACTTTGCTGATGGCCCTCCTTGCTTAAATACTTTGTACCACAACGGTGTTCCAGAAGGTGGCAGAGATGAGACCATGACAAACGTGGCTGTATTCTACAAGAAGTCTGGGCGCACAGAATTTTTATCTGATTTGTTAAACGTCAATAATCAAATGTGTGATCCTCCTTTGACACAAGGCGAGATAACAAAGATAGAACAATCAGTATCCAAAAAAGAATATGACTATGCGTGTAACAAAGAACCGTTGCGGTCTAATTGTAACCGCAAAGAATGTTTTGCAAGAAAGTTTGGCAAGGGTGAAACAGATCTTGATGTGACGCCAACAGGGCTAGAGAAGTATGGATCAGAACCACCTTTATGGTTTTTATCTTTAGATGGTGTTGAAGAACCTCTTGAACTAGAGACTGAAGATCTGCAGAATCAAATAAGGTTTCAACGCAAGTGCATGGAGCAAGCCAACATTATGCCTAAGATTATTCCTGCGCCTCGATGGACTGAGAAGATTGGAGCTTTGATACGCAACCCTGTAGAGACGCCAATCAAAGGTGTCAGCAATACAGAACAATTTATTGAGTATCTAAAAGCGTGGTGCACTAGTAAGGGTGCTGCAGAGACAAAAGAAGAAATATCTTTAGGCAAGCCGTGGCTAAACAGAGAAGCTAACTCAGACAGAAAGCATCACTTCTTGTTAAAAGACTTAGAAGACTTCTTACAAAAGAAAAAGTTTACAGTGTTTCAAAGAAACAAAATGGTGCGAATCATTGAGCAAGATTTAAAAGGTGTTAAGAAAACAATTAAAATTGTTAAACCAGATGGCGAAGCTGTGTTTATGCGACCATGGACAGTGCCAGAGTTTGTTGATGAAATGGAAGACATCGATGTTTCTATTCCTGATATGAAAGAGGAAGAATCATATTGATGGCTAGAGTCATAAAGTTACTGGGGCCGCCAGGAACAGGCAAGACAACCACTCTTCTCGATTACGTAGAAAAAGAATTAGAAACTGTGCCGATAGAAAAGATAGGATACTTTTCGTTTACACGGAAAGCAGCAAACGAAGCAAGAGACAGGGCTATCGATAAGTTTGATCTCGATCAAAAAAGTTTTAAGTGGTTCTCGACATTGCATTCATGTGGCTATCATTCGATTGACCAAGAAGGACGAACCGTGATGGGCAGGCCGCAGTTTAAATCTTTTGCAGATAAGATTGGTTTGAAAGCAAAGCTCCTGGTGGACACAGAAACAGGCATGTCGGACAATATATATCTTAACCATCACAACTTGGCACGCGCACGGGGCATCTCATTAGAAGAGCATTACCGAAAGTACGTAGACACAACAGTGGTGGATTGGAAGTTTCTTGAACACCTGTCAACGGCCTACGAACAGTTCAAAGAAGTTAACAAGTATATTGACTATACGGACATGTTGTACGAAGCGGTGAATGAAAATTTATTACCTGAGTTAGACGTTGTTTTTATCGATGAAGCTCAGGACTTGACGCCTTTGCAGTGGGCTATGGTTGAGCATTTTGCATCAACTTCTCAAAGACTATATTTAGCGGGCGATGATGATCAAGCAATCTACAGGTGGCTGGGTGCAGACGTAGAACGTTTCATTGACTACCCTGCAGAAGAGATCGTGTTGCCAAAGTCTTACCGTGTTAAAAGAGAAGTACAAAATTTTGCACAAGAGATTATTCAGATAACCAAGAACAGAATAAAAAAAGATTGGGAGCCACAAGAAGATGACGGCGTCCTCAAGTATCATCAGAACATAGAGAGCGTTGATTTATCAAAAGGGAATTGGTTATTGTTGGGCAGAGATAAATTTATTTTAAATAAACTAGAGGAGACGTGTCGTGACCAAGGTCTTTGGTATGAAAAACAAGAGAGAAAAAATATAATCAAGCCGATATCTCAAAAGATGTTTGATGCAATTATTGGTTGGAATGAATTAAAAGACGGCAACATGATTGACAAGAAAACAATTAAGAAAGTTTTCTTTTATAAGAAAGTATCAGAGAGATACGAACAAGAAATTGATTTGATGAATGATAAACATTTATATGATCTTGACACACTCACTATTTTATTTGGCCCGTTTAGTGTAGGTGAGTGGTATCAGTCATTAGATAAAATTAACGTACAAGATCGTGCATACTTGTTGCGTCTTAGCCTCAACGAAGAAAACATTGCGAACAAACCAAGAATAAAAATATCAACAATTCATGCTGCAAAAGGCGGGGAATGTGATAAGGTATTACTAACGACAGACATGAACATAAAGACATATCAATCATATCAGAAAGATTCTGACGACGAACAACGCGTCTTCTATGTTGGCGCGACCAGAGCGAAAGAGGAGTTGCATGTGTTATTACCACAAACAACAATGCATTTTAAATTAGCATTATGAATGAAGAACAATTAAACAAATATTTTAACGTGAGAAAGTTTGATAAACCTTATCAGCCTTTTTATGAGCCAACTGGTTTTAATGACAACGAGATACGGATAAACACTTCGTATTGGTGGACAGAAGATTTAGTAGTGGATAAGTTGGAGAAGATAAAATTATTTAGAGATTCTCGTATTTTTAAAACAAGAGAACTTTATGCGAAACCTGAACAAGAATACGAAGATTATATTTTTAAAGGACCTTTGTCTCCCATAGATCTGTGGGTGCCAGGAGAGGCCTTTATTGAAATTAGATACACTTCTGCCTGTGACCGAGACTATTGGCATTACGATTTTCAATTAAAAAACATAAGCAATGTTACAAACTGGGTAAGAGACCCCGGTGCACCTAGCAGAAATCAATACAAAATTTATTTAGTTGTATTTCATTCGAGGAATATTTCTGTAATTGATTTGTCTGAAAAATTAAACGATTGGTGCGATTACGACAAAATTGTTAAAATACCAGTTAAAGAAGAGCATTGTTTTAAAAGATTACAAGTAACTAATGAAGAATGTAAAGAATACAGAGCACAATGTAATGACGGATAACGTTAATCATCCGCCACATTACAAGCAAGGCGAGATCGAGTGTATTGATGCTATTAAATCTTGTTTAGGAGACGGTTTTAAATTTTATCTGCAGGGCAACGCTATGAAATATTTATGGCGATACGAGCACAAAGGCAAAGCTATTGAGGATCTTGAAAAAGCTACATGGTATATCAATCGATTAAAGGAGCAATATGAATAAATTTGTATACAACGCGCCTACAGAGTGGACCCCCAAAGAACACTATCCAGACTTGTCCAAAGAAAAATTAATCTCCATCGACTTAGAAACATGCGATACACAGTTGACGACGCACGGTTCTGGTTGGGCAACGAACAACGGCTATGTGACCGGCATTGCTGTAGCAACCGCAGACTGGGCAGGCTACTATCCGATTGCACATAACGGTGGCAACTTGGATAAGACAAAAGTTTTAGATTGGTTTAAAGGTGTGGCCAAACTTGATTGTGATAAAGTTTTTCATAATGCGTCGTACGATATTGGATGGCTTAGAAGTCTAGGGATAACGGTCAACGGCAAGGTGCACGATACCATGATCTCTAGTGCGTTGATTGATGAAAACAGATACTCGTATACACTTAACAGCTTAGCCAAAGAGAAGCTCGGTCAAACAAAGAACGAAGACTTATTGATCAGAGCAGCCAAAGAGTTTGGTGTTGATCCTAAAAAAGAAATGTACAAATTGCCTTCAATGCATGTCGGAGAGTATGCAGAATACGATGCACGGCTCACGTACGATTTGTATTTACTTAACAAACAAGAAATAGAGAGGCAAGAGCTCCAGGACATTTACGATCTAGAAACAAGATTACAGCCTTGTTTGATTGACATGCGTGCAAACGGCGTGCGGGTAGATCTTGCTCAAGCTGACATTGCAAAGAAACAACTGTCCGCAAAAGAAAAAGAATTAATGTTAGAAATCAAGAAGATATGCGGGCTCGACATAGAAATATGGGCGGCGGCATCAATTGCTAAAGCGTTTGACAAGCTGGGCATAACGTATCCGCGAACACCAAAGACCGAAGCGCCTAGCTTTACTAAAAACTTTTTGTCTTCTCACGAGCACGACATCGCAAAGAAAATTGTTGAAGCCAGAGAGATCAACAAAGCCAACACAACTTTTATTGACACCATTCTTAAACACCAACACAAAGGCAGAATACATTCTGAGATTCACCAGATGCGCAGTGATGACGGCGGCACAGTCACCGGTCGTTTCAGTTACTCGAATCCTAACCTGCAACAAATTCCTTCGCGTAACAAAGACATCAAGAAACTTATTCGTAGTTTGTTTATACCTGAAGACGGTATGCAATGGGGAACGTTTGATTACTCACAGCAAGAACCACGTTTAGTTGTTCATTATGCATACTCTGATGGCCTCGATGTACGAACGATTGTCAACGGCTACCGGGCAGGCGATGCAGACTTTCACACCATGGTTGCAGAGATCGCACAGATACCAAGGCCGCAAGCGAAGACCATTAATTTAGGCATGATGTATGGCATGGGCAAAGGCAAACTGATGAACGAACTGGGCATTGAGAAAGAAGAAGCTGAAGAAATTATATCAACGTATCAAAACAAAGTGCCGTTTGTAAAACAGCTCACGTACAATGTCATGGATAAATCATCAGCGCGCGGTGAGATCAAAACACTCCTGGGCCGACACTGTCGGTTCCCTTTTTACGAGCCCCGTGAGTTTGGTAAGAAAGGTTTTTACAAAACAAAAGAAGAAGCTATTGATGCAATCGGTCACGGCAACTACAAACGCGCCGGAACGTACAAAGCATTAAACAAACTAATACAAGGATCTGCTGCCGATCAGACAAAGAAAGCAATGGTAGACTTGTATGAACAAGATGGTATTATACCTCATATACAAGTGCATGACGAACTAAACATATCTGTGAAAAACAAGAGCGAGGCACTAAGTATCAAGAAAAAAATGGAGGATTGCGTAGAATTAAATGTACCAAGCGTTGTTGATTATGCATTGGCTAAGAACTGGGGAGAGGCTAAGTGAGTGAAGTCATTAATGTCTGTATCTGTCCGGGTTGCGCACGTCTGACAGTGATGAAGAAGATCATAGAAGACAAATTCTTCTGCAAAAACTGCAAACAAAAATTTAAACAATACAAGAATGGTAAGTTAATTTATATCCCATTGCCTGTAGCCGAAGCCATTGAGCGCACGAAAGAACAATTGCTCTTTGAATTTGAGGGTGACGACGGTATGGGGGATATTGTTTTTGAGCCAGAGATTGAAGAAGACTAGCCCTTAAAGTCAATCGCGTCAAATAATTCACCAATAATAGTCGCCGGTCTGCCGTCAGAATGGTACGTTGCACAAGATTTTAGCTCTTCAAAAGCAACATCGTTTTGTAATGCAACAGATATAATACGCCCTATTTCTGTTAATATATCGTGTCTTTCTGTACCTACCTTGCCTCCACCATTGATCCAAACTTCTTTGACATCTTCGTTTTGAAACGATGTAGTCAGTCGATAAGGTGTACCGTTTGCATCTATAATGTTAAATGCAAAAGCGGGTCTTCGATTCTCTAATTCTTTTCTCATGATACCTACTTTCTTTTTATGTAATAATATCAATATATAGTTGACAGTCAATAGTATATTACTATATACTGTAGTAGATTATAATAAAATATGGAGGAATCTATATGGATGATAATTTAATGGCCGACTTTATATTCGGCAGTGACTTTGATAACGCAAGGTTACACGAAGAGAATAAGCTGCTTAGGCGACAAGTAGAACAGTTGCAAGGCCAGTTAAAAAGTCTTAGTGTTACTTTCGAACAGGAAACTGGTCGCGAAGCCACACTATAAACTATGAAAACATAAAGAAAGGTAAATAAGATGCCAGACATCAGTAAATACTCGTCTGTTTCTATCTCAAAAGCAGCGTACAAAGAATTAAACTTAGTGAAAAAACACATGTCTGACGAGCTCGGTATTACGTTCTCACTAGCCAAGCTTATCGAACATTTAGCAAAGGACAAAGCAAAAACACTGAAGTTAAATGGACACGCAAACAAATAACCAGGCGGTCTCTTTAATTACAGAAAGATATCCGTATGGAGACGTCAAAAGAAAAACAATCAACGGCAAGCGTCATTACGAGGGTGAAGGCAAGTTTTTACCGTCTGTTACAACTATTATCTCCGCAACCAAAGACGAAAAAGATCAAAAAGGGCTACAGGCGTGGCGCGATCGAGTTGGCGAAGAGACGGCAGAGAAGATCAAAAACCAAGCCGCGGCCGTAGGCACGGCGATGCATAAGTTCCTTGAGTGTCATATACAAGGAATAGGCTACGATGATATCACCAACATCGGCATTATCGGCAAGCGCATGGCTAAGTTGATTATTGAAAAGGGATTGCCTTACGTAAATGAATACTGGGGCACAGAAGTCCCTTTGTTTTATCCTACGTTCTATGGAGGAACAACCGATTGCGTTGGTCTATGGAACGATAAACCGGCGATCTTGGACTTCAAACAAACGAATAAACCTAAAAAAGAAGAGTGGATCGAAGACTATTATATCCAACTGGCGGCATACGCCATGGCCCATGATGCGTTGTATAAGACCAAAATGGAAGCAGGCGTTATCCTCATGGCATCGAGAGGGCTTAGTTTTCAAGTATTCACGCTCGACGGACAACGGTTTGATGACTATAAATATAAATGGTTAAAAAGATGCGAGAGGTATTACAATGAATAAAGAGCTCGAACAACGTAATCAAGCGCCCACGGTCAAGGGCGGTGATATCCATAGATGGAATGCAAAAGAAATGATGCAGATACTCCAAAATTTCTGCAAAGATGAGTCCGCCGCAGACGCCAAGATCACGGTAGCTTTGCCACGCGGGCGTTCACACGACCAAGATAACTTTCATATTGCAGAGATTAAACTGATGGACAATCCCATCATCGGGGCCAAAGTTAAAAAGCATTTGGTGATGTTTCTCGTATGACGTGGAAAATGTTTATAGAGGTCACAGCCCTCGCTCTGTTGATGACGATTGTTGTGCAGAATACAAATTTTTTAAACGCAGACTGGTGCGCCGCAGAGATCGATGTGTTGCGCAAGCAGGTATCCGAGATCCATACAGAGGTAGTCCGTGAAGAAGAGTAAGTTCTACAACAGCGATCATATCATTAAGAAGAGAATCAGAAGGCCGGGTCGTCATGCAAAAAGGCCAAACAAGAAGTTTAACAAAAAGAAAAGCCGAGGGCAAGGGAGGAAACGATAATGGAGAGAATAGGTCTAAAAATCAGGAAGATAGAACAGCTTCTTGATCAACCACTTCAAGAAGATACACGGCGAATATGGTTGGGTCACCTGCAGTCACTGCATAACATGATTGAAGAAAAGGAACGTCAACGCGTTGAATCACTCGCCCGTTTAGGCGGCGCATTTCTAGAGACGTAAGCCTATGTTCCAGGAAACCAAGACATGCATACAGTGCGGTGATGAATTTCAAATACACCACGTAGCGCAGAGACAGAAAAAGTATTGCGGTTATATGTGCGCCAATCATAAGACTTTGGCTAGTCAACGCGTCAAGCGTAAGAAGGCTAAGAAATGACGCTGTACACACGCCAGAAGAAGTATCTCGGGACAGAGAAGGGCAAGGACAGCAACCGCAAGTCGACGGCCAAGTATGCCCAGACCGATGCCGGACGCGAGTCCAGACGATTACGCAACCAACGTTACTTTGCCTCAGCGCATGGTAAAGCCGTTAATAGAGCGAAAGTCGCAAAATATAAGGCCGCGAAACTGCAACGGATACCGTTGTGGGTAGACCGTGAGCATTTAAAAGCGATCCGTGAATTCTATAAAGCGTGTCCTGAAGGCTATGAGGTGGATCATATGATCCCTTTGCAGGGTGAAACGGTGTCAGGGTTGCATGTACGAGAGAACCTGCAGTATTTGACAGCTGAAGATAATGGGCGCAAGTCTAACAAGTGGTAGAAAATTTAATAAAAAAACGCGGAGGAGCGAGGCCTGGTTCAGGTAGACCTAAAGGTTCTAAGACTGGAGCTAAAAGAAAATATGAAAGAGACATTAAACCTGGAGCAAGTAATCAACAGTTTGTGTACGTGTATGGCGACATTTCTAACGAAATTGATGAAAAATGTTTTTGGAAAATAGGTATGACAACAAATATTAAAAATAGAGAGAAGGCATTAAATGTAGGCCCAGTTGAACAGTGTATGTGGGCGGCATTCCCAACTTATAAAGCAAGAAAACTAGAACAATTCATTCATTTTTCTTTGAAAAGAGATTCTATAAAGACCATTAAACATATTAAAGGTGAATGGTTTGAGGGTAAACTATATAGCATAATACGAATTATAGTTAATAATTTAAAATAGAGAACAGATAAAGAACAAAGTATGGCGGAAAATGGACAACGGACAACGGTTTGTATAGAGAATATAAAATGAAATAGA